ACCAAGTGCATTAACCTGGATTTGCCGCCGCACGTGCATGAGTATTTAGATTCATTGCATGGAAATAAGAAAAACAACGCTGAGGCTATATTAATGGCAGCGGCACGTAAAAACGGCTTTAGAGAAACTAAATAATCTATTTGGAGATAGAAATGAGCAAAGTAAATTTAAATTATATGTATGGCGTAATGTGTGAGTCTGACTTAGGTCTTGATGCTTTCGGCAACCCGCTTGGAAAGCCTATATTGCTTGAAAGTGTTGGTGAAAGCCTGGGTAAGCGCGAGGAGATAGGTATCGCTCAGCAGTGTAAAAACTCTGGTCAATTTGGTGATGTGAAGGTGGTACGCCTTGAAGTTTGCGAATATATTTTAGATTAGGGAGTGATTTAAATGAGTAACGATTTAATTCAATTCGTACAGCAGCAAGAGGGGATGTTCCTTGAGCGCGTATGTGATGATAAGGTTAAGTTTGCTACTGAGTCGCAGTTTGCAATACAAGCTTTTCAAGGTAATAAATTTTTAGCTGATACAGCGCGTAAAAATATGGCAAGCTTACAGAATGCAATTATTAACGTTGCATCTATTGGTATTAGTTTAAATCCAGCCAACAAGCACGCCTACCTAGTGCCGCGCGATGGTAAAATCTGCCTTGATATTAGCTACATGGGATTATTGCACCTAGCGATGTCTACAGGCTCAATTATGTGGGGTCAGTGTAAGTTAGTTTATTCTAGTGACCAATACCAAAATCAAGGTTTAGATAAAGCACCTACACATAGTTATAGCGCATTTGGTGATAGAGGCAATGTAATTGGCGGTTACTGTACGGTAAAAACGCCAGAGGGCGATTATCTAACCGAAGAAATGAGCTTGGATGAAATTAAAAAGATTGAGCAATCATCAAAAGCTAAAAATGGCCCTTGGAAAACTCACTGGTCAGAAATGGCGCGCAAAACAATAGTTAAACGTGCTAGCAAATACTGGCCTAAAGTCGAGCGTCTAGATGCAGCTATCCATAACTTAAACACAGACGGTGGAGAAGGCCTACAAGATAGTAATGCCGACCCTGTAGATGTTACACCGTGCTTTACCTCTCAATTAGATGAGATAACACACCAATTACAGCGCATAGGACGCACTGAGCAGCAGTTAATCGAAAAGCTAATACCAAAGCTTATTGGGCGCACTGTGAATGAATTACCAGAGCTTACAAGCGATGAAGCTATAAAAGTAATATCTAATCTAGAGGGTATTGGCAATGCTTAGTACAGTTGACTTATTTAAAAACCTATCAGAATTAACGCTGGATAAATTTGGCTTTGATGGTGGCGAAATTGAGCAAGGCACTACAGAGTGGCACCGCATGAGAGCGGGGGTTATTACCGCATCAAAAGTGCATGACATAATTAAGAAGGGCAGGGCAAAAGGTAGCTATTCAGCAGCTCGCCAAGTTTATATGAATGAACTAATAGCTCAAGTATGCACTGGCTTGCTACCTGATGAATTAACCGCTAAGCAGGTGATGTGGGGTAAAGATAACGAGCCTAAAGCATTAGCACTTTATGACCCATTTGAAGAAAAAAACATTCACCAAATTGCATTTATTTACGGTATGGATATGCGCTGCGGTGTTAGCCCTGATGCTTTAGTTAATGATAATGGTGGATTAGAAATAAAATGCCCGTGGACAACATCGCAATACATTGACCAGTTGCTAGGCGGTGACCCAAAACCAGAATATCTAACGCAAATGCAATACAGTATGTGGTTAACTAAGCGTGAATATTGGGATTTTGCAAACTATGATCCACGCATGAAAAAGAACAACATTAAGATTGTTACTCACGAACCAGATTTAAAATTATTTGAAGTATTCGACAATGAAATACCAAAATTTATTGAAGATATGGATAAAAAACTAGCCAGCATCGGCTTTAACTTTTCAGATATTTATACTAAATAGGAAATATTAAAATGACTAAACGACTTTCAGCAGTAACAGGCAACTACACAAACCAGCAAGGTGAGCAAAAAGCAGAGTGGACTAATGTTGGCGCATTAATTACTGGTAAGAATGGTAAAGATTACGTATTGCTTGACCCTTCAATTAACCTAGCTGGTGTTTTATTAAAGCAAAACGCAATTGCAGCAAAGGAAGGTAAGGCGCCAAGTGATACGGTAATGCTATCTGTGTTTGATGAGCAGCAAAATCAAAACAATAACAACTACCAAAATAACCAAGGTGGTTATCATCAGCAAAACAACCAGCCGCAAGGTGGATACAATCAAAATCAACCTCAACATGGTGGCTATCAAAACTCACCGCAGCAAGGCGGATACCAACAGAAGTAACCTTTAACCATTAACGCGCCTTCGGGCGCATAGGTGATTTATGAGTGACTATAAATTTACATTGCCATACCCACCTTCAATAAATGGTTACTGGCGAAGTTTTAGAGGCCGCCAAATAATAAGCAAGCGCGGCAGGGAGTACGTTAAGTTAGTAGCTAATGAAATGCTTGATTTAGATTTGCATAGCGAAATGATTGGCGATGACATAACTTTTGAGATGACAATAAACCCACCAACGCTACGCAAGTACGATGTTGATAACTTTACCAAGGGCGTTTTTGACGCTTTAACTAAGTGTAACTTTTGGATTGATGACGAGCAGGTGCAAAAATTAACGGTTCGAAAAGGTATCAAAGTAAAAAATGGAAACGTTGAGGTTGCCATTACCAAGCTAAACACATAAACTACAAATAGAAACTGTGTCCCTCCTTTTCACATTTCTATTCTCCATTTAAAGCCCGCTTAACTGCGGGTTTTCTTTTTTGCATATCTATATAACTAAACGTTATTTCACACACTGCGCTTTATTTAATATTATCTCTGCATCGAAACAATGGAGATAGAATAATGAAACTACAAGTAACTAAGCATTTAACTATTGAGCTAACAGAGCCTTGTGAACTGGTTGAGTTAATGAGCGATAAGGATAGGGTTGAGTTTATGCAATCACTATCTTGCCACGACTCAGTTATAAAGCATGTTGCAGACCAGATAATTCACGGGTGTACTGAGGACGGTTTTCACGGCGGTATAGCGATGGTTAGCGACAACCCCACAACTGCATTGCAAAAAGCTCAAAGGGAAGTTGCGATGTCATTTAGTGATATTACCAGCAGGGAAATTAAAGAGCTTGAGCTAGCTGTTAAGCGCAATGAAAATCAAGCCAATGAATGGCGTGAAAAATACCATGAGTTAAATTATAGAATTTCAGGGAGCCTTTGAATGACCCACTTATCAGAGTTTGATATTAAGCAAGAAACAGCCAACGAAATGGCTGAGCGGTTATTTGTTGTGATTAATGAAGATAACTTCCTTGAAGCTGTTAGTAAATTTGGACGTGATGAGTTAATAAGTAGAATCAGCCGCGACTCATCAATGATTTCAATGAGTGACCGAAAGCAAATATCACAAATAGGCGCTGAGATTGAAGTTGTTAGAAATGAAAGCTTGATGTACGAGCTTGTTTTTTGCGGTAAGAAGTTTGATGTTAATGAAGAGGTTAAGCGGGTTATAGCTGAAAAAGTTGACGAGTTAATCGCAGATTATGAGGTTAATAATGTTTAACTACAGCACAAAGTGGAATGATGAGCTTGATAATGAGGTTAAGCTAGGCTTGATGGCTGGTTGGAAGCCTAAGCGGATAGCTGAAAGTATCGGCAAAACTAGAATGCAAGTTCACAACAGGATTAAAAAGCTAAAAGATATTGAAGCTAAAGAAAAGAAATATAAAAAAATACTCGCTAACTCTGCCGGTATTTTTAATGAAGATGGAAGCGTAAACTACACTGAATGCCTAAAGCTAGGCGATTAATATTAACTAAATACGGAGCATGGTAATGAACTTACTAGATTATGTAATATCTTTTGGCAACTGGTCTCGCGATAGAAAAATCATACAGAATGGCAACAATCTGGCTCAGGGTTTGAAGCTTGTAAGCGAGGTTGGCGAGCTTTCTGATAACCTTGCTAAAGGTCGAGACATTAAAGACGACATAGGCGATTGCATGGTTGTGCTTAACAACCTTGCGTTAATGTCAGGCACCACGCTTGAAGAGTGCGCGGCGGTAGCTTGGGGTGATATAAAAGACCGGAAAGGCCATATGAACGAGCACGGCGTATTTATCAAAGATGGTGATAGCGAATAACTGCATAGCCTATTCCAAAACGTTATAACGTGATAGGCTTAATTTTACTATACTAGAGAAAATAACAAACGGGGAATATTAGTGAAAGATGAATACGAGCGATTACAGTTAATAGAGTCACTGGCTGAAAAGCTTTGTACGCCAATGTGCGACAATGAAGTTAATATATTAAGGCGCAACACTTTAGAGTACACAATGCGCCGCAGGATTGAAGTGGCAAAGCGTGATGAGCTATACAGACAGATACGCATAGCGCAGAATAATCGCGATGAAATCTTGGAATTTAAACTGCTAAGAGAATTAAATAAATTGGAGTATGGCAATGAATGAATTAGCACTTGAACAGCAAGCTAAGCGCATGAGTCTAATTAAAAAGGCTCAGCGCAAGATAGACAGAGAGAAGTCGGCACAATTCACTGGGCGCCGCCGTGCGTTTGAATTTCAGCAAGATTTAAAGAGGTTGGGCGCATGAATAAAACAAAGCTAGCTGAGCAACTTAAAAAGCACGAGGGTTTACGCTTGAAGCCGTACAAAGATACGGTTGGGAAATTAACGCTTGGCATCGGTCGCAACTTAGAAGATAAAGGCATCACAGAGCAAGAAGCGTTATTTATGCTTAACAATGATGTGGATTACTTTTATAAAAAGCTAATTAAAGAATTGCCGTGGGTCGTTAACTTAAATGATGCGCGCCAAAACGTGCTTGTTAATATGGCGTTTAACCTAGGCACTAGCGGCTTGCTTGGTTTTGAAAACATGCTTTCTTGCATTCTTAATATGAATTTTAACGGTGCAGCAGAGGAAATGCTTAACAGTAAGTGGGCTAGGCAGGTAGGTAATCGCTCTGTTGAATTGGCCGAGCAAATGCGTACAGGTGAGTTTAAATGAAAGCGGTCAAGCAGCTACGCGCAGAGAATAACACTTTGCGCACAAAGATTAGGCGCTACAAGACTAAGTGTGAAGTGTGGCGCTTTAACTTCTTTTTCCTGCTGGCGTTTTTGATTTTGATTATAGTGGCGCAGACTTTTGGCATAGGGGTTTTACGATGAAATTAAATAGATATACGGTAGGTGCTTTTGTTATTAGTGCTTTATTTTGGCTTTGCGCATGGGCGGTGATTGTATGAATTGGTCAGAGTTGGGTAAAAAAGTTGCGGACTTTGCGCCTTTACTGGGTAGCGCATTAGGTCCCGTTGGTGCAGGTGTAGGCGCTTTAATATCGTCAGAGTTTGGTACTGAAAATACGCCAGATGCTATTAATTCATTTTTAACTGGCAACCCCGAAGCGCAGGTAAAGCTAAAAGAAATTGAATTAACACACAAAACCAAGCTGCAACAAATTAAACTTGAAACACTGCAAGCCGAGTTAGGTGATAAAGCCAATGCGAGACAAGCGCACAATCAGAGCAAAATGCCAGCTTATTTAAGTATAGGTTTAACCGTATTGATAGCATTACTGGTTTTCTTGCTATTTTACGTTGACGTACCAACAGGAAGTCGTGAGGTTTTATTTATGCTGTTAGGTGTGGTCGTTAAGGAGTGGGGTAGCGCTATGCAATTCTGGTTTGGCACAACACGCAGCAGTGCAGATAAAACAAGGTTAATGATTAAATAGCAACAAAGCTAACAAATACATTTACACCAGTATTAACGGAATTCTGTTTAATTGTATCTGCTAGCTTTATCTTTTGTTTTATATAGATAAATCCCCACAAGATGATGCCCAAAAATACCAAGTTCTGTCTGGGTCTGTTGACCCTATTTCAGTGGCTATTAGGTTGTTGCTTGCGTCAATGCTCCAATTAAAGCTTGGATGAGTTGCCCCGCCCCCTGTAACCAAACCTAAGGAATTTACCACTGCAACCTCCCCATTTATGGCGCTCGCTTTTTTGCATATATGCAGTAAGTAGCTTGATGTTTCTGTAGCGTTCGCATTAGTTGCCTTAACAGTTAGGTTTAGCGTTCCTGAATAAGTGTCACTAATACCTTGGTAGTTTGACAACTCTAGGACTTTGTTGCTTTCTGTGGTCAGATTTACAGGTATATACTTTGATGTATTTTTTATCCTGTTAAGCTCTAGCGACTCAAAAAGGTCTGTGTTTGATGTTCTATTGCCTACCGCTCTTAAAACACTCAAATCTGAACCGTTAGGTACGTTTATATCATTATTCTCTGCGTAAGAGCCAAGCGATTCAGATGATGAGCTTTGAGATATACCTACCGCCCCAGTAATCTCAGATTGTATTTTATTATTCTTACTAACACATTTTCCGTGAGTTACATTTACCCCCGTCCTTTTGAAGCCTGAAATGCTGTTATTGTATATAGAGCAATCGGGGAGTAACTCAAGAGCTGATGAAGGGTCTATGTCGCCACTGGAATCTTTTACGCCCTGTAAATAACCCCTTGT